CGTAGTCATTAGTTCCCGCATTCCACGTGCGGTGACTTCGTGTCTCGTTGGTTTGGCGTATAAGCAAGGAAGAGCTGGTTTCGCTTTCAGTCGCTTCGCTAGAGCGCTCCCTCTCCCTGTAACAGGGGAGAAGGAGGCGCTTGATGATGCGATGCGATTGAGCGGAACCGATTATCCCATATCGGACTGGGTCAAGGAATCCCTCAGATCCTATATTCTCTCCGAGGCGATAAGGGGCGTTAGCAGCGCGGTGAGCGGCCGCGTTAACCCGAACAATCGGGAGAGAATAAGCCTGAGGACACCCTTGATCCTCCCCTCTTCGTCGTCTGCCTGCTTCGAGTGGCCTGCCGCTCGAGGTGGTGTGGACGGCTATCTCCGTCATAAGGGAGGCCTCAAATCCATGATCATTAACATGACGGGTGGTTCCACACGCCGCCTTATTGTTAAAGAATTTGGTCAATATTGTCAGGATAGCCTTGGGACTTTCTGTCTCAAGTATATCTCTGACAATGTTGAAACGTTTGAGGCTTCCACGAATGATCAAGTCGTAAGGTGTCTTGGTGTCTTGGTGCTCCGCAAGGAGAAGGGGGTTGGACCCCGACTCCGCGCGTGTGCACTTAAGGCACCAGGAATGAAGTTCAGAGTGATCGGCGTACCGGACGCACTGACCTTCATCGAGGGGACCTGGATACGGTGGACATCGTGGTTGCTTCCAAAGAAGCACTTCGATCCCACCGGATCCGGGTTTCCTCGCGCCTTGCGAGTTCCGCCAGGGGGGAAGTTCTATTCTGTTGACCTTAGCAAGGCAACAGATGGACTTTCCCTTGAAGCGGTGGAGGTAGTTATTAGAGCTCTCTCGGATGCTGGACGAATCAGGTCTTCCGACGTCGACGCGGCTTGCCGCGGACTTGGCGTCGGAGGATTTGAGGCAACCTGGTTCTGGGGCGGGAGGGCTCAGATAGCGAGGAGGGGGAGTCCGATGGGCACTCCTCTCAGTTTCATTGTGCTGTCTTGGGTTAACGCGTGGGCTACAAGCGCTTTCGAGCGCTCTGTTACGCACGGCGACGATGCGGTGGGATATTCCCCGGGTCCGTATGGGCTCGAAGAGTATTCTACCTGCATTGCCGCCGTAGGTTCCGCGGTTAACCGCCTGAAGACATTTGTCTCTCAACGGAGTTTCACTTTGTGTGAGAGACATTATGTGCTTCAGGGCACAATGAATACTACTGCCGTCGCCTTCTGTCCCCCTCCCTGTCCTCCTCCTGGGGTATCGCAGCCATTGTCGGCATCCGACGACCAGTGGAAGTTGTATCTCAGGAGAGCAGAGAGGGTGCAGAAGACCCTCTTCCCGTGGTCTTCCAATACTGTCCTCCGACTTCCTCAGTCGGTGGGCGGTCTTGGTTACACAGGAAGAGGTCTCAAGGTACCTAGGCAAGCTAGGATCAGGCTCGCTGCTGC